TTGCAGGACAACGCTTTCAAAAGCATGTTCAAAGAGAGATGAGTAGAAGTGGAAATTGGGAACCAAATACAGAATTGACTAAAAAATTGAAAGGTTCAAGCAAACCGCTTTTTCATACTGGAACAATGTGGGAAATGATAACTTATTTAGTAAATCAAAGATTTGATGAAATTGCAGTAAACTTTTAAGAGGTTTTAAATGGCTCTATTAGGCGAAGTAACAGGAAACTTAAGAACATATCCAGCACCAACAAAGTCTTATGGAAAAGCGACACAGGGAACACCAGTTTTATCAACTGCAACATTGGTTTGGCGAATATTGACAGGTGCCGATTTACAAAAAACTGAAAACAAAGCTATTGTTGATGCATCTTATAAATGCTACTCTGAAACTGCTTATACTTGGGAGTCAATACGATACGAATTTGAATATGAAAATGAATGGTATGAAATAGTAGGAAAAGATAAAAACGACGGACACGGCTTTTTGCAGCACAATGTTTATTACATGAAAAGGGTTGAAACAAAATAATGTATAGAATAGATACTGATTTAGAAAATGCTATTTATAGTTGGGTATATAAAACATTAAATCCAAATGCTTTACAGAAAATAAGTTTTGACGCCGTTGGCAGTGCTGGAACTCTCACACTGACCCTGGATGCTGAAACAACCGCGCCGATTGCTTTTGATGCAGATGCAGCAACAATAAAAACAGCTTTGGAGTTATTGACAAATATAAACGAAGTAACAGTTTATTATGACATGCCTGCATTAAATTTAGTTATAGAATTCACTGGAGTTGACGCCGCGACGGCTTTTAATAATATTACTGCCGATGTTACTTTGCTTACAGGAGTAACAACAGCGACAACAACAGCTATGCAGACTGCAAACACAACCCCGATAACAGTTGATTGGGCTTTTAATGATGACCAGACAATTCAACCTGTTTGGCCTTATGCAGTTTTGAATATTAGAAGTTTAATGGAAGAGTCAAAAGCAGCCAGGACTTACAAAGAAACTGATATTTACACCGAAAAACATTTTTATAATTTTGATTTAGAGATAAACATTTTTGGGGACTCACGCGCAGACCATAGAACTTTAAATTACATGAAAAGATTAACGCGGTCTTACGGAAACCCTGTTCTGACTTCAAATTTAAGAAGTGCAGATTTGGCTTGGAGATCTTACACGGGGATTCGAGATCTTTCAGCAGTACAGGCAGTTAAGCACGAATTAAGGGCTCAATGTCAATTTAATTTTGGTTTTGCAGAAGAAATTGAAGTTGTTCTTGGCGAAATTAGAAGAGTGTCGGGAACAGGAACAGCGACAACAGACAAGGGAACAACTGTCAACACGACTTTTGACGAAAGCATTTAACAATTAGGAGGTTTAAAAAATGGGAACTCAAATTTCTGATGTGATAAGTGTCAGTATAACTAAAGAGGCCGCCCGTTTATCAAGAGCAGGTTTTGGAATACCCTGCTTAATAAATGATAACTATAAACAATATGAAAGAACGGTGTTATATACAGATCCAGCCGACATGCTAACAACTAACGGCGGGCCTTATTCAACAAATGATGAACTTTATATTGCGGCTTTAAATTTAATGGGGCAATCAGTTTCACCAACACAATTTTATATTGGTAGAAAATACGGAACAACAAACGCGCTTTATACTCAAACAAATAGTGTAACTGCGGACGCTGGAACTTTTACACTTGATGTTTATGGTGGCGGTGTTTTACTTGGAACAACAGCGGCTATTGATTTTGATGATCCAGATACCGGCGTTGGTTCTATAGAGGAAAAAATTGAAGCGGTTGCAGGTGTAACAGCGGTTACAGTTACTTTTCAAGGAACAGCGACGCAGGCTGGAGACGCTGACGGTTTTACAGTTGAATTTACTGGAGCAGACGCGGCAAGCGATTTTTACATTGTTGTCAATACAAATTCTTTGACAGCGGCAGCAGTAGCAACCACATTGACAGGAACAATGACTCAGTATGGTTCAACCGCTGAAACATGGGTAACATGTCTTGCAGCAGTGAAAGCTTACAATAATCTTTGGTATGAATTTATTCCTATCGAAAGAGTTGTAACAGGAACAGAGGCAGAATTTACAGCACTTGCGGCAGCGATTGAAGCCGATATGAAAACTTGCAGCTTAACAAGTGCCGATAGTGTTATACCAACAACAGCAACAACAGATATTGCAAGTGACCTTGCAGCTTTAAACTATGATAGAACTTGTGTAACATATTCGACCGATACAAGTAGTTGGGTTAATGCAGCCTGGGCCGGACGTTGTTTACCTGCGAATCCTGGAAGCATAACTTGGAACTGGAAACAATTGGTAGGAGTTGTTGCAGAAGATTTAACAGCGGCCGAAGTTGCAAACATGAAATCAAAGAATTGTAATTTTGTTGAGGAAGTCGGCAGTTTAACACTGATATCAAGCGGCGGTGTAATGGCTAGTGGTGAGTATAGAGATATTATAAGGGGTATTGATTTATTGACCGCTAGAATTTCAGAAGATCTTTTTGTGCTTGAGGCTAACAGCGACAAAATTGATTTTGATGTTTCAGGAACAACAGCGGTTGAAGGTGAAATAAGAGGTTCATTAATTACGTATGGAGTTGGTTACAGGATAATAACAGAAGATTCTATTGTTGTTAATGTTCCTGCGATTGATGATATCCCAACAAGTGAAAAAGCGGCGCGTTGGCTAAATAATGTAACATGGTCGGCAACTCTTAAAGGTGCTATTCATACAATGACAATACGCGGCAAGGTAGTTGTATAATTAAGGAGGTAAAAAACAATGACTAAAACTTATGATCCAACACAAGTTTCAATACAAGTTGGTGTAGCCTCTTTAAAAAGCTGGAATGGAGCAACACCAAGTATGGAAGAGGAAGGATGGTTTTTCAGTGCAGGAACCACCGGAGAAGACACAAGAAGTAAAAACGCAAATAAACTTGGAACTTTGACAATAACAATGCCTCAAAGTTCAGATGATAACGACAAATTGACGGGCATTTATAATGCAGGGTCAACAATAAAAGTGACAATGAAAGATAATAACGGACGCTCTTTATTTTTAATGCCAACGGGAACAATCGCAAAACTTCCTGACGTAGAATGCGCAAAGGAAAGCGGCGAGGTTGAATGGTTAATTAAAGGAAAATGGGGCGTTTATTTTGTTGGAGGTATGAGCTAATATGAGTAACGGACAAAACAAAGTAACAGTGGACGGAATTAATTATGAATTTGGACAAATTTCACCACGTGTTTTAAAATCAGAGGGTATTAAGTTTTTAAAAATGGTAGCGCCTACATTATCAGGAATTCTTGATTTTTCAGACATTCAAGGAAGCTATTCAAAAGCGATTGAGGAAGCTTTACATTCATTAGATCAAAACCAATATATGGAATTTGAAAAACTATTGTTTAGCGAGGCTTTTCACAGGGGCGGCAGCTATAAAGGACAATCGGTTGAGGCTTGCGGTCATCTTCATGTTGACCATAATTATGACAAGGCATTTGATCGAAAATTAATGCACTCGTTTAAGGTTTTGTTCGAAGCTTTAAGATATTACTACAATGATTTTTTTACCGATGGAGTGAACTTAGTAACCAAGATCAAAAACTTGGCGGGTTCACTCCAAGAAACGAAATAAAATGCGATATTGATTTTTTTAAGATTTGTAAAATGGGTTTAGCGTCCGGTATTCAAGAAATTGATGAGCACTGGACGCTTGCCGATTATTTAGATGCTAAAGAGTTTATGATATTGGATGCAAAAGCGGAAAAATATTTTGCTGAAAAAAATAAGCCGAAGTAAACACCGAGGTAATTAATGGATATTAGAAATCTATTTATCAGGCTAGGCGTTAAAGTTGACAAAAGACAAATGTCTGAGGCCAAAAAAAGTATAAATGAATTTAAAAGCGGTATGAGAATTTTGGCCAAAGCGGCGACGGCTGCCTTTGTTGGTGTTGGTGCTGGGATGGCTTTTGCAGTTAAAAAAGCAGCAGACATGGAACAGTTGAAAATTGGCTTTAATACTATTTTAAAAAGTGGTGAAAAAGTTCAATTTTTAATGGAAGATCTTAAAAAGCTTACAATGGAAACGCCATTTAAATTTGAAGATACTGCCGCTGGAGCGAAAAAACTTTTGGCTTTAGGTGTTCCAGTTGAAAAGGTTACAACTAAATTAAGAATGCTTGGTGATATTGCAGCCGGTTCAAGTTCTAATATTTCATCTATGATACAAGCTTACAGGCGAGTTGTTGCAAAAGGAACAGCCGAACAGGAAGCTTTAAACATTATGACTGATAGAGGTATTCCAATTGTAAAAGAACTCGGTAAAACAATGGGAATGACAGTCAAAGAAGTTACAAAAGCGATTGAACGCCGAAAAGTAACATATGATATTTTTGAAAAAACACTTCTTAGAATGACCTCTAAAGGTGGCATGTTTTTTAATGCTATGGTGGACCAGTCTAAATCTTTAACAGGTGTTTGGTCAATCATAATGGATAATGTTTCTCTTTTAGCAACGGAAATTGGAGAAGGCTTTTTGCCGCAAATTAAAGAAGTTGCAAAATCTATTTTAACTTGGATTCAAGCAAACAAAGAATTAATAAAAACAAAAATTACTGAATATGTTCAAAAATTTGTTTGGTTTTTAGAGGCTGCATGGAGTGGAGCAAAACGACTTTGGAAAATTGTTAATACTATGGTCAATCTTTTTGGTGGATGGAAAACAGTTATGACAACACTGGCGGCTATAATGGCTGCATTCCTTGTCATGCAAATAATTTCTTTAACGATGGCAGTGATGCCTATTCTGAAAATAATTGCTCTTGTAGGAATTTTAAAAGCCTTGTGGGAAGATGTTTATTATGAATTTGCTGGTGGAAAAGATACTTTCTTTGGCAAAATGATTGAACTATATCCATGGGTAGGAAAGTTAAAGCTTGCTCTTGGTGGGCTTGGTAAATTAATTGCTTCTGTTGTTGCTGCGTTTGCAGAAGATGACCCAAGTGTTTGGGCCAATTTAATGATAGATGGCTTTAGAGATATTGGAGATGCGATATTAAGTATTTTTGGCACTGACGGCCAGCAGATGGCAGACATGATTACTTCATGGATCCCAGCAGCAAAAGAAGCGTTAAAAACTTTTGGTGAGTGGGTTGCTACTTTTTTAAGTGGCGGGACGCTGGGAGTTGTTGCAAAATGGGTATACAGCAAAGCTTTTGGTGATAGCGATATAAAGCCAGCTAATTTTTCACCAACTGGAATGAGTGGAGCGGCGGCTGGTGGCGGTGGAAACAACACAGTTTCAATTAACATGCCGATGAAGTTTCAAAGCTTGCCGCCAGAGCTTGACGGAAATCAAGCAATGTCATATATCGGTGGTGTTGTAAAGGAAACATTAAAAGAGGAACTAGGAAACGCCCGTCAAAGCGTAAAACAAACTGAGGAACAATAAAATGGCTAAAGTTGATATATATGAAGCATTTGACCAAATTAAGCGTGTAACAATAGCAAATGCGGCAGGTGATATAATTAAAATTGACTGTACAGTTTCAGAAAGTATATCCAGGACGGCAAGCGTTTCAACCTTTCCAATTGAGGACGGCGGGAATATTTCAGATCATGTTAATAATAATCCTGTTGCATATAGTTTAAGTGGTATTCAGTCAGATCACCCAACAGATTTATTTAGTTTTATCTATAGTGTTCAAGACAGGATTGCAAATGCGCCTAAGAAATCAAAAGCGGCTTATGATGCACTTGTGAAAGCTTATCTTGCAAAAGAAAAGTTAACTATAAATACACTTTTGGAAACTTTTCAAAATATGATGATAACTAATTTTGACGTTCCACGCGACACAACAACAGCTTATGCGCTTAAATGGTCTATGAGCTTTCAGCAAGTTGAATTTGTGAAAACAACAGGTGAGATTAAAATTCCTAAGCCAGAAGTTGAAGCAAAAGCAACTCCAAAAGCTGACAGTGGAAAGAAACCGCCAAAGCCAGTTGATGCAGCAAGTAAAACAGGACAGAAAGCAAAAAGAGATGCAACTTCATTAAGAACTTTATATAACAAAACAACAAAAAAAGGGGGATAATTTTGGCGATTTATCAAATACCAGTTATTCAGGAGCGGAATAATTACACATATACAATTGATCTTGAAAATACCACTTATATTTTTGGATTTTATTATAATACAAGAGCAGGCTACTGGACGCTAAACATTTATGATGCAACTGAAACTTTAATTATCGCAAATATACCATTGTTGCTTAATGTTGCTTTGCTTGCAAAATATAATAATGCTAGCTTACCACCAGGGTTGTTATATATGTTAAATTTAAATGAAGATAATGCAGAGGCAACTTTTGAAAACTTTGGTGTTGATGTATTGCTAATGTATGATGAGGCTGGTTAATGACTGAAATAATCACTCAATTTAATAGATATTGTAAAGTTGTAATTGCAAAAGAAGCTGGAGTGTCAGACGGCAAAACAATTGAAGGATTAAAGATTGAATTTAATATTGAAAAAGGTGGAGACTCAAACGCTAACAAAGGAAACATTCAAATATATAATCTAAAAGAGGACACCTGGAGACTGTTTGAAAATGAAAAGGATTTATTTGTAACTCTTTTTACTGCTTATGATGATAAAAAAAATTATGAAATTCTTTATACTGGCAATGTAACAAAATCAAAAACAATTCATACAAGGCCGGAAATAATGACTAGAATTGAAGCTGGAGACGGTCAGAAAGCAATTGAGCTTACCAGAATAGATAAA